GAGCCGGGCCTTGGCCTCGTTGCGGTCGCACTGCCACTCCGCGAGAAGCTCGGGCTGGTCGCAGAAGTCAACGTCCACCGTCAGAGCGGCAGCCTTCACGAGGTCGGTGCCCCGCATCTTCCCGGCAGGCGCTGCGGTCTTGAAGAACCCGCCTGCCATCATGTGACTGCTCAGGCCGTGCTGGACGGCCCAGGGCTTGCGCGAAGGCAGGCTGCGAGAGCGAAGTTCCGCGCCTTCCGGTGCTTGCGGGAGAAGGCAGTACTTGATAAGGTGGGGGTGGTAGAGGCGGTTGGTACCCACTTCTGCTCCTTGGTGTGAGACAGTCACGACGTTCAGTGTAGCCCCTCCGAGGTAACGTCTCGGAGGGGCTCTCTTCATTCCGGTGTCTCGGCCTCGGACTTGATCTGAGAGGCCAGCGTCATCAGGAACTCCCGGTTGTCCCGCTTGATGAGGGTGAGGACGACCTCATCGACGTAGCGCCGCATCGACATCCCCCGGAGCGTGGCCCCGAGGCGGATCAGGTCGCGAACGTCCGGGTGCGCGACGATGGTCGCGAAGGGCGGCTTGCTCATGGCGGGGGTGCTCCTTGGTGCTGTCTATGTATAGCACGCAGGTGTACGGTGGCGCAACCCCCTTCCTGAGAATGCCGATGGCGTGGTGCGAAAGAGCGATTTTCGCGTGTGGCAGTTCCGAGAGGTAGTTCCTATAAACCAACAACTGCCACAGCGTGTTTTGACCCTTTCGCACCACCCCAGGCACCTTCTCGGTGAATCCGGGCACCATTTCACGGCGTTCTCGACGAGGTCGCAGTCGAGGGGTGGCACTTCTTCGGCGACTCAGGTATATTTAGCCCTGGAGTACCTGATGAGTGTAGCCCGATGCCCCAAGTGCGGTGCCGACTGCAAGACCCGCGCGACGAGAACGCTGTTGGACACGAACGTCCAGTGGCTTGAGCCCATCGACGAGGCGTTCCCTGGGGCTGTCGCACGCCGCAGGCACTGCCAGTCCGATACCTGCAAGCACCGCTGGCTCTCGGTCGAGATTCCGGCCGAGGACCTCAACCGGCTGTTCCTCTCTGCGGCAGGAGCCCTCCGTGAACTGGTCGAGTAGGCGCAAGAAGCTCACCCCGCTCCAGATCCAGGTGGTGCAGTACTGCGCCGAGCACAAGTGTCACCCGATGGACGCTGTCACGGCGGGCAAGGTGTCTGCTTCGAGCGTGGACAAGTGGCGCGTGGCCGAGGTCCAGAAGTGGGTGCAGGAGTACCGCACCGCGTTCCCGACGGCCCAGGAGACGGCGGAGCGCGTCAAGGCTGAGCTGGCCGCGATGGCGAACCAGAGCCTCCGGGTGATGCGCGACAACCTCACGCAGGGCGAGGGCGACGCCACGGCCTTCCGCACGGCCAAGTACATCATCGACGGGATCATCGCGGACGCTCAGACCCAGCAGGTGGCAGAGGACCGGCCTCACAACGACGAGGCCGAGCTGGCGGCGGTGCTGCGGCTGGTGAAGTGAGCACCTTCGTCCCTCCGCGCGTCCCGGCCTCGATGAGGCCGCAGGTGGCCCAGCTCATCGAGAGCCTGGACCCGTTCGCGCGCATCCACCGGGTGCAGGAGAAGGAGTCGAAGCGGCTGATTCCCTTCGAGCCTATGCCGATGCAGGACCGAATCTTCGCGGCAGTCGAGGCAGGCCACAACCGCATCGCGATCATCAAGGCACGGCAAACCACGGCCACGACCGGCGCGAAGATGGTGATGCACAACCTCGCGTACCGGACCCCGCACGAGGCGATGCACGCCATCATCTCGATGCGCGACGACAGCGCCACAATGCTGCTCGACGACAGCCGCCGCTGGCTCAAGGACCCGCCCGCCCTGCTCCGCAGGCCCATCAAGACCCAGGCCCGCAACCGCATCGTCTACGACGACACCGGGGCCTCGTTGCAGGCGTTCACGTCACGCTCGACGACTGGCCTCAGGTCCTTCACCCCGGCGGCGGCCGTCATCTCCGAGGCGGCCTTCGCCCCCGACCTCGAAGAGACCCTCGCTCAGGTGGACGCGGCCGTCGGTGAGGGCCTGCTCATCATCGAGTCCACGGCGAACGCGCCGGGCGACTTCTTCTCGAACCTCATCACCGACGCGGCCTCGGGCGAGGGCGAGTGGCACCTCATCACCATGTGGTGGTGGGAGCACCCGCTCTACCGCGACCCCGACGAGAACGTGCCGGCCGACTTCGAGGCCAGCCTGAGCGACGAAGAGCGGAAGCTGCGGTCGGACTACAACCTGACCCTCGGCCAGCTCCACTGGCGTCGTCGGAAGATCGACTCGCTCAACAGCAAGCACAAGTTCCGGCGCGAGTACCCGGCGTGCTTGGACGACTGCTTCCTCGACCGTGAGGGCGGGTACTACGACGACGAGGTGATGCAGGACATCACCGTGCTCGACCACGCGGCCATCGGCGACAACGCCGGGCGCGAGATCGAGTCCCCCCTCCCCGGCGACCGCTACGTCATGGGCGTCGATGTCGGTGGGGGCGTCGGGGGTGACTACTCCGCTCTCGCTGTCGTCTCGGTCGGGACCATGCAGCCCGTCTACGTCGAGCGGAGCAACCGCGTCACGCCGGCTCAGTGGGCGCACCGCGCGGTCCAGGTGGCCTCCCGCTACAACCAAGCCCTGATGCTCTACGAGTCGAACAACCACGGCCACGCCTTCGGCCTGGAGCTGGGCTACACGCGCTACACGCAGCAGTGGCGCGACCCCAAGGGCAAGCCGTGGGTGACGACGCTCCCCTCGAAGCTCGACGCCTTCGACACGCTCCGCGAGGCGCTCAAGGTCATCCAGATGCTCGACCGCGTGACCTGGCTCGAGCTGCGGTCCCTCACCATCCCGCCGGGCAAGGTGGCCCCCGAGGCCCCGAAGGGCGGCCACGACGACGCCGCTGTCGCCTTGGCCCTGGCATACCGCTGCCTCCGTGATGTACCTTCGTCGTGGCGAACCGCCGCCGTCGCGTCGAAGGGCGTCCGGGTAGACTCCCTCTTGACCAAAGCCCGTGCCCGTCGTATTCGGGCCGCAGGACTGCCGTTTTGACGTATACCCACGAAGACCTTGACCTCGCCAACGGCACCCAGCTCCGGGAGTTCGCTCGCGAGACTGGGTTCAAGGGCTTCTCGAAGCTCAAGGTCAAGGAGCTGCGCGACGCACTCCGCGCCCGGCTCCCTTCCCGAGAGGCCCCTCCGGTCCCGCTGTTCGTGGAGCTGTGCGCGGGCACGGCGGCGCTGTCCCTCCGACTGCATCAGGAGGGCGCGAGGCCGCCTGTGAGCCGGATGGGGGCCAAGACCGGCTACGCGAACGCGATCCTCCACGCCCTCGGGCTGTATCCGGGCCAGCAGGCCGAGCACTACCTCTGGTGCGAGCCCGACGCGGGCGTGCGGCTGCTGCTCCACGCCTACACGGACAATGAACTCGCCAAGGCCGCCGCCGACATCATCCGGGGGTGGAAGGACGAAGACCCCCGTGCGCTGTGGGAGCGGCTGCGGGCTGAGGGTCCGGCGCGGTGTCCGCCGGTGGACCCGCGAGAGGTGGCGCGGTGGGCGTGGGTGCAGGGGCACGAGGATATGCACGGTCGCGACGTCAAGCCACAGTACCAGCCGGGCGCCAAAGACCGCGACACATGGAAGCCACCCCCAAGCGACTGGCTTGCTCGCCGGTTCGACGCCTCTCCAACCCTCCCCGCCACCATCCACGACGACGCCCGCGCCATCGACCCGAGGGAAGTGGCGCGGTGGGCGCACCTTATGGCCGCTGGCGCTGGAAAATGGGGTGAGTGGTTTGCGCCAAGTCACCCTGTCGCGGGCTGGGTGACCGCGCCGCCTGAGACGACCGCTCGGCGCTGTGAAGACCTTCCCCCCGTCCCCGCCACCATCCACCCCGACGCCTGTGCGGTCGAGCCGCCGCCGCTGCCCAAGGGCACCGTGGTCTACATCGACCCGCCCTACGTCGGGACCACCGGCTACGCGCACGACCTGGACCGCCCCGCCGTCGTGGACCTCGCGTTGAAGTGGCACGCTGCGGGGGCTACGGTGGCTGTGTCGGAGGCCGAGCCCATCCCCGAGCTGGTAGCCCTCGGCTGGCGTGTCGTGGACATCACGGGCCAGCGCCAGGGGCAGAAGCGCACCTTCTCGAAGCAGAAGGCCGAGTACCTGACCATCTCCCCGGAGTCGTGATGCTGACCCCCAGCGAAGTGCAAGAGATTGTGGAGAGCCACGACACCTACTGGGACGGGCTCCGCCCTCGAATGAAGGAGCTGAGGGCGCTGTACCTCACCGACTTCTGGCGCGAGAAGAACCGCGTCCACGACTTGGTGCTCCGCACCGAGGTCCCCAAGGCCTACGCCGTCGTCGAGAGCTACCTGGGCTCGCTCTTCGCGAAGAACCCGTCGGTGCAGGTGGAGCCCGACATCCGGGCGCGCGGCAACGCTGAGGTCGCGGAGGCCACGGCGAACCAGTACCTCCTGACCGTGCGCGAGCAGCTCGAAGACGCGACCCGGCTGGCGCTCATCTACCTGTGCTCGTTCCTCAAGCTGGCCCCGGTCGAGAATGTGGACCCGCTCCAGCGCGTGGCCTGCTCCGCCCTGGCCCCGTGGGAGGTCGTCGTCGATGCTACGGCCGGCGCGTGGAACCAGCAGCGGTTCATCGGGCACTCGTACCTGATCCCGGTGTACGAGGCCTCGGAGCGGTACGGCGTCGAAGAGAGCGCCATCAACGGGCGGCCCTACTCGAAGTGGATCGACCGCACCGACCAGCAGGGCCAGATGGCCCAGGCCCGCGACACAGGCGTTGACACGACCGACCTCTGGTGTCGCGTCGTCGAGGTCTACGACCTGCGCGACGACAAGCTCCTGGTGTGGAGCCCGGACTACGACAGCGGGCGGAGCTTCATCTTCGAGGGCGTGAAGGTGCAGGTCGGGGCGCTCGACGAAGAGGCCGACGCGGAGGCCGCGACGCCTGAGGCCGAGATCGAGCACGAGACCACCGGCATCCCCTACAAGACCTCGTCAGGCCGTCCGGTCGTGCCCATCATCCCGGTGTACCTGTCCCGCGACCCGGACACGCCGCTCCGGGGCTACAGCCTGCTCGACCGGAGCTACGACCAGTTCCGCGAGCTGAACGTGCTCCGCACCTACCAGAGCCAGGGCGTGCGTCGGATGGCGCGGCAGTGGCTGGTCCGGTCGGGCTTCCTCGACGACGTGGGGACGAGCAAGATCGGGCAAGGCCTCGACGGTGAGTTCATCGAGGTGGACCTGCCCCCCGGCACGCCGCTCGAAGGCAACATCACCCCGGTGCCGAACGCGCCCATCCCGGCCGACATCCAGCTCTACGCCGAGACGGTGACGAGCGACATCAACGACGCCGGCCTCATGGCTCCGTTCACGCGAGGCGAAGTCACCAAGGCGACCGCGACCGAGCAGCGCCTCCTGGCCGACTACACGTCGAGCGAGGTCGGGCGGATGGCCCGGACCCGCGACGCGGTCATCACCGAGGTCGCGAAGGTCTACAACATCATCTTGAGCGTGCTGCTCGGTGACGAGGCGGAGCCCCTCAGCCTGCCGAACCCGGTCGGGCCGACCATGCTCAGCGCCGACGACCTCACGGGCGACTTCGGGTACTGGGCTGTCGATGCTGGGAGCACCCCGATGGCCGACGAGGTCAAGCGCAACAGCCTGGAGCGGCTCGCGCCCGTGCTGGTCCAGCTCGGCGCGGACCCGAAGGCCATCCTCGACGAGCTGGTTCGCACCTACGACCTCCCCCGCAACCTGGCTGAGATCATCGAGCCTGAGCCCATCGCAGAACCGGGTACCCAGGAGGTACCCGGTGAGATTCCCCCCGAGGCCGGACCCCCCGTCCTCCCCTTCCCAGGAGCCTGAGATGCCCCTCGACTACGGAGCCAGTGCTCCCCCGCTTCCCCCCGAGTTCGCCGCCCTCGCAGAGCAGGAGGACGCCGTCGTCGGTGAGACCCTCACCGCCGTCGTGCCGCCGCCCGAGAAGCCCTACAACAAGAAGGTGATGACCGCGCTCGCCACGGCCATCGCGGAGGTCGCGTCGCTCATGGGCCTCGACCTCGGGGCGGGTGAGTACGTCGGGTCCGTCGAGGCGATGGACCCCGAGATGGTCCGGTTCCTCGCGATGATCAGCGCCGCCGCCGACGAGTACGGCCAGCCGCTCCCCGTCGCGCTGGAGGACATCAAGGGCGACCGCGAGCTGACCGCGCTCACCGCCGCCATCAAGAAGCTGGCGTCCGACGCCGACTTCCAGGCGTTCCTCGACGAAGAGGTCCCCGACGCCGAGCCCAGCACGGAGCTGCCTGACGAGGGCGAGATGACCGAAGAGGTCGAAGAGTTCGACTTCGCGGCGCGGATGCGCTGATGGCCCGCACCCTCCGCACTCGACTGCTGGGCCTGTTCGGAATCGGGCGCAAGCCTCCCGCGACCGTCCTGCCCAAGGCCGGGCGCGGAGGGGCTCGCCTCGACTTCGACATCGGCGGCGGCAACTCGAAGGACAACATCCGGTACGCCATCGCGAACAGGCTGCCGGTGTCCTACTACTACATCGACAAGTGGCAGGAGCCGACGACACCCGGCGCTCGGGGCCAGCGCGAGGGCAATCCCCACGCGATGTGGACCGACAACCGGACCGGCCGCACCTACGTCCACCTGTACGTTGACCCTCGCTCCGCCAGCGCCACGGGCGGCCTGCCCGGCTGGCGCACCTTCCTTCTCGACCGAGTGCAGAACGCCTC